TCAGCGACCCTGAATATGACTTCTACAGCCCGGTGGTCGTGAACTACACCAGCACCGCCTTCGGTGGCCTGACGGCTACCTGGGCTGACAACTGCGTGGTGGCTACCCGTGAGGCGATCCACCAGACGAAGCGGAACGACACCAAGGAGTCGGAGATCGACATGGTGTTGCTCGACCGCAAACTCTACATCCAGTACCTCAACAAACTCGACTCCAAGGAGCGAGTCATCGTGACCAAGCAGAATGGTCTGAAGTCTTACGGCTTCAACGATGTGTTTGAGCAGGACGGGGTGGAGATTTCGACCGAATACTCGGTCCCTGCTAACTGCGGATACGGCTTGTCCATCGCCAACATGGAACTGCGTTGCATGGAAGGAAGCCTGATGACAGCCGAGGGTCCGTTCTATAACGAAGACCTGCAATCCTATCGGTATGTCGTGTCCGTTTTGGCGAACCTGCGTTTCCGTTCCCCGCGTAACTTCTTTAAGTTGCAGGCGATTGCCTGAGCCTAAGCCCACAAGGATAAAGACCAAATGAGCAATCTCGACTCTGATCCGTGGTTCCCGCGTGGCACGACCCTCGGCGTCACGGCGACCGACCAGGGCACTGGCATCGTCGGCACGCAGCGGTGGTTCACGGACACGACTCCGGCTGGCGTGGTGAACAGCAACGCCCCGGTCAAGTGCATCGCCATGCGGAACACCTCGGGTGGCACGCTGGCTGCCGGCACGGTGGTGAAGGCCAAGACGACCGCCCTGCTGTCCGAAGTGGACGGCAACGCCACGGTTGACTCGCCCATCGTGGGCGTCGTGGACGAGTACCTGACGGCGGCGGTTGCCAACAACGACATCTTCTGGCTTGTCGTTGCCGGCCCGACCTCCGCGACCATTGGTACGGGTGGCGTGACCCAGGGCAACTTTGTGTCGATTGCAACCGGCACTGTGGTTGCCAGCGTGGCCAACAAGACGTTTGGCGTTGCCCTTGCCACTGCCTCGGCCGCCGCTCTGGGCCGGGTTCTGGTGGGCATGGCCGGCTACTCGTCCCGCGTCTCGACTCCGTGATAGTGGCGTAACACGGGCGTCATTGCACCGCACCGATGACTGTCCCGCAGGATGGTTGTCGGTGCGGTGCTGTTTTGTGGAGGCCCTATGTTGATCTCAGAGACCTGCGTTCAGGTCGCCGCCCCTCTTGATGGCCTTGCCCAAAAGGTCAGGGGTTTCGTCACTGTGGCCCGCCTCAAGGCTGAGAACGGCCTGACGGTGGCCGAGTTTGGCGAACTCTTCCTGGCCCTGATGCGGGTCGCCATCGAGGCTGCTGACACGCTGTCCGCTGCGGGCTCCCAGAAGAAGGAACTCGTCCTCGACGCCCTCACGCTGCTGTTCGATGAGGTCGCTGACAAGATGGTGCCGATCTACCTCTGGCCCATATGGGTCGTGGCCCGCCCCGCCGTCAGGGCATCACTGATCGCCGCCGCCTCTGGCGGGATCGAGGTCGTCCTCCAACTCGTCAGGAAGGCATCGTGATTACTGCCATCTGCATTGGTGCCGCCGCAGCCTTGGTGTTTGGCCCTGGGGTCAGGGAATGGCTCCAGACCCTCAAGCCAGCGCCAGCGCCCCAGCGTGCCAAGGCCCCCAAGAAGCCGGTCGCCAAGAAGCCCAAGAGGCCCCGCGATGAGTGAGAAGACTCGCCACTATCTGGCTGCGTTCTTTGGTGCCGCCGCCGTCGTGTCGATGCTCCAGTCCGCGCCTCCAGCACCGACCCCTGCCCCAGACAACAACCCTCCCAAGATCGTGCTGGCCGGAAAGTTCATCGGCCCCACCGCAGCCGAGGACGCCGCCTGCGTTGCCGCCCTGTGCGATGAGTTTGCCAGGATCGTGACCGCCGATGGCGAGCGAGACACTCCAAGGCTCAAGACCGGGGTGCAGTTCGATGAACTTCGGATCGCCGCCCGCGAGAACCGCACTGGTGGCGTGTCCATTGGCGACCGCCAGCCCAAGGCAAGGGACGAGATCAAGCACTTCTTGGAAGAGGCTCTCGGCATTAGCGGTGGGCCGGTGACGCCAGAGCAGCGAGCCAAGTGGGCGGACGCTTTCATGGCCATCTCAAGGGCTGCCAGCCGTGCCGCAGGAAAGTAAATACCTCCGGCTGCTGGCTGTCTTCCTGCTGCTGGTTGCGGCGGGAATGGCCTTCTCCCGCCTGGCCGTGAAGGCCAAGTCGGACTTCGGCTATGTGCCCAACCCCGAGGGCACGAAAGAGTTCCTGTCCGAACTGGACGAGCCGCTGTTCGCCCAGGCCGGCGAAGGCGCGATCAAGGAAGCCAAGGGCAAGGACACGTTCCTCTACAGGTCTGCTCTGAAGGCACACCAAGCCTACTACGGCCAGCCCTGGGTAGTTGGCCGGCAGGGAATCGGGGACTGCGTTTCCTGGGGGTTCTCTCATTGCGTATGGATAGCCCAAAGCGTGGATTGGGAGACCGGCCGCCTCGCCAACCCACCGCCCTTCCCCTGTACGGAAAGTTGCTATGGCGGGTCCAGGGTAGAAGCCAGAGGCAAGAAGCAGGCTGGCTACTCAGACGGCAGTTACGGCGGCGCTGCTGCCAAGTGGCTGCGCGACTGGGGCGTCATCTACAGGGAGCAGTACGAAGGCCACGACCTGCGTCAGTATTCAGCAGATCGCGCCAAGAACTGGGGCAACTGGGGCAACGGCGGCCAGAACGATCAGGGCAAACTCGACGCCGAGGCCAAGCGCCATCCAGCCAAGCACGTTGCGCTGGTCAGGAACTTCAAGGAAGCCGCAGCGGCCATCGAGTCCGGGTTCCCGATAGCCGTCTGCTCTGGGTATGGCTTCAGGTCCACAAGAGACTCTCAGGGATTCTGTGCGCCATCTGGGTCTTGGGCCCACTGTATGGCCCTGATTTCAGTGCGCTACGACAGGCCTGGATGTCTATGCCTTAATTCATGGGGCCCAAATTGGGTGTCGGGACCTAAGTGGCCCGAGGACATGCCCGAGGGTTCTTTCTGGATCGACGCCAAGGTCATCGACGGCATGCTGTCTGGCGAAGACTCGTTTGCTGTCGGCAGTGTCGAGGGCTTCGGATGGCGCGACCTGCACCACGGCAACTGGCTGGCCCCTGCCCCGCAGGACGAACGGGTTTCGTTTCTTCTGGCCCTCTAGGGAGATGATCGATGGTTACCGTGTCCAAAACATCGCTGGCCCTGATCTGTGTTGCCTGTGTCTTTATTGGCTGGCGGTATGGCGACGACATCTCCCCGGTGCCAAATCCGCACAAGGACCGTCCGGTGCTGGCCGCCCTGGTGAAGTTCGCCAAGACGGCCCTCTGGTTCGCTGCCTTTGCCGAGCCTGCCCCGGCGCACGCTGGCACCGAGATTCAATCCGTCATGGTGGACGAGAACGGCTACGCGCACCTCAATCACGCCAGGGGGTGGTGAGATGTGGGAGTGGATCATTGCCTTTCTGACTTGGCTATCAGCCGACCCAGTGATGATGAGCGACCAGCAGCCCCGTGCTGCGGCGGCCACGCAGGCGGCCTACGCATCGTTTGCCACCGAGGAGGCCCCTGCTCCGACGCCCAGCAAGTGCGTCTGCGGCGGAACCTGCAAGAACGGCTTCTGGCGGCCGGACGGCAGGATCGAGCAGCCGTGCCCCTGCCCCTCCACCTGTGATTGCAAGAACAAGAAGGGCTGCCTGTCAGGAGCCTGTCCCAAGAAATAGGCGGGCGAGGCACGGAGGCCCCCCGCGAACACAACTATGAGCGACCGCATACGGCAGATGATGAGGATGCGACAGGACGCCATGCTTGCGGCGGCCCGGGACGCTAGGCCTATTGACCTAGACGATTACCGATCAGACCTGAAGCAGCAACTCGCTCAAGCAATCGAGCAGGACAGGCTGTCTCCGGTGCCACTTGGCCAGGACCAGATCATGCGGGCATACGCCTCGCTGCTTGGCCCATCCATGGCCAACCAGATTGTGCAGCAGTTTATGAACTCTTCGCAGCGAGACCTGCAAAAGAGCATGAGCGAGGGCGATGACGCGCAACTCATGCGGCCCATGATCGCATCGGTGATGCAACTCGACAGGTGACCCATGGACGACATCCTTGGACCACAGATACAGAGCCGGCAGTGCGACACCTGCGGCAATGTGTTTGACCTGACGCCCAAGTTCTTCCCCCGGCGGCCTGGCACGCAGTCCACCTTTCGCCCATCCTGCAAGAAGTGCTGGAGGGAGAAGGCCCGTCGCAAGAAACTGAACAAGATCGAGGGCCAGGCGGTAGACAAGTTCGTCTCCAAGGTTCTGTCGGGTGGGGCCAACGTGCCGCACACGGCGGAACTCCTTGAGAGCATGATGCACCTGTTCGGTGGCGTGAACGGCTTTGCGTCCATGGCCATGAAGCAGTATTGGGACGCCGCCCCCGGCAGCCGCATCCGCAGTTCAGTGCTGGAGATGGTGGTCCGGCTCGCCACCAAGAACACCGAGCAGGGCGGGGCCAAGAAGCCCATCCAACTCTACTCGGAGGAGGAACTGGAGCAGGAGATCAATCAGCGGCTGGAGCAGGCCGTGCTGACATACGGAGGAAAGAGGTACATCAATGCCCCCGAAGAAGTACACGCCACCATCGGTGCCCCCGCTGCCAACGGTCCAGAGCATCTCGTCGTTCCAGCGGGACGAACTGAGGACGCTGCAAGCCGAATTGAGCGAGAGGCGCATCGAAGCCTTGAGGCTATACAAGCCAACGCCGAAGCAGTTGGAGTTTCACCACTGCCTGTCGAGCGAGACGCTGGTGATCGGGGGCAATCGTAGCGGTAAGAGTCTCTGCACCTTCATCGAGGACGCCTGGGCTGCCACGGGCACGCACCCCGTCGAGGGCAAGTACCCGAAAGAGGGCGGCAACCTCGTCATTGTCGGGGCGAACTGGAAGCACATCGGCCTGGTGGTAGTGCCCTATTTGTTTCGTGCCGGGGCCTTCAAGATCATCAAGGACTCGGCCACCAAGCAGTGGCGGGCATTTGATCCAGTGCTAGACGCCGGCCGGGAGAAGGAAGCCAAGCCAGCGCCGCCGCTCATCCCTCCCCGGATGGTGAAGAACTTCTCCTGGCTGCTCAAGTCTGCCGGTTACCTCAACTCCTGCGAGTTGGTGAACGGGTGGACCATCTACTGCTTCTCGTCAGAGGGAGATCCGCCACAAGGATTTAAGGCATCGCGTGTACACATAGACGAGGACCTTAACAATGAGCAATGGGTCCCAGAGATGCAGGCACGCCTAGCCGATAACAAAGGCCTGTTCTGTTGGAGTGCCATGCCTCATTCCAAGAACGAAGCCTTGATCGGACTCAATGAGCGAGCCGAGAAGGCAGAGGACAATGGCAACACGGCTGACATCCGCCGGTTCGTGCTGCGGTTCTTGGACAACCCGCACATCGACAAGGACGAGAAGCGGAAGATGATCGAGCGGTGGTCGGCCATCGGGGACGACGTACTGCGGCAGAGGTCCGAGGGCGAGTTCACCACGGACAGCATCCTCGTCTACCCGAACTTCTCTATGGCAATACACGGGATCGACTTGGCGCAGTTGCCCGAGAACAAGATTCCCAGCGAGTGGTGCCGGTACGCCATCGTGGACCCGGGGCATGCGGTCACGGCGGTCCTGTTTGCGGCCGTCCCGCCAGGCGAGGACAAGATCGTCCTGTATGACGAACTCTACATCCGTAACTGCAACGCCATCATCTTTGGGCAGGAGTTCAAGAAGAAGGTCCGCGACCAGCAGTTCTACGCCTTCCTGATCGACGCCCACGGTGGCCGGCTGACCGATATTGGTTCAGGCAAAAGCCCGCAGGACCAGTATTCCGAGCAGTTGGCCTCCCACGGCATCAGGTCCAGGGTGACCGGCTCCTCGTTCATCCCCGGTGCCGACGACGTTCAGGCCGGTCTCCAGGCTGTCCGCAACGCCCTGCACATCCGCCCCGAGGGGAGTGCCAAACTCCGGGTTCTCAAGGGTTACCTGCCGAACCTAGAACGAGAGATGAAGCGATACAAGAAGCAAGTGACCAATGTAGCGGGCACAACTATTGTCACAGACCAACCCAATAAGCGTGGTGAGTTTCACTTAGTTGATTGCCTAAGGTACTTATGTGCTTACGAGCCTAAGTACCACAAGCCTGAAGTAAGGGTTGACCTTCCC